GTAGATCTTTTCAAGCTAAATACTTTAGTGATGCAAAAGATACACAATGGCGTTTAGGCACCTGGCGTGCACAAGCTCAAGCAGACGGGTCTAGATAATGAGTTTATATAAAAGAATAATATACCCATCACTTTCTTACGCAGAAAGACAAACAGGATTAATTAACACTAAAACTTACAACGCTTTAATATTATCATTAGCACTTAGAGACATAGCAATAGGTAAAATGCCTAGTCGAGTAGCTAGTGAAGATGAACAAAGATCAATGAATTGGTTTATAAGCTAATGGCAATTAAATACGTAAACGCAAAACAAGACTTAACAAATACAGACCTAACTACTCTGTATACTGCACCTGCTACACCTGCAACTACATCCATAGTTAAATCATTTATAATATCAGAAGACTCTGGCTCTACTCCAACTATAACCATAACTATCGTAGATGCTGCAGATACACCAGCAACATTTAACTTATTTAAAACCAAAGCACTAACAGCTAATGGTACAACAGAACTATTAACCCAACCACTGATCTTAACAGCTGGCGAGATACTTAAGGTACAAGCTTCCGCCGGTAATCAAATTCATGTGGTATCAAGCATTATGGAGGTAACAGATGACATCATTAAGTAATTCATGTGCCCCCTTGAATATGGGGAGAAATTAAGGTATAATATACACAATGGCTACACCTCCAAATCAGATGGGTCTAACAGGACCAGTACAAGCAAATGATATAGTTATGCGTGCTTCTGAGATAGGTACAACTATCCCTGGTATTGCAAGTTTAGCTATGAAATCAGCTCGTAAAGGGGCACAGAGAGGCGTACAAGGCATTTATCAATTACCTAGTGGTAACGAACCTACTCCGGAATTTATGAATGTTTCTCAACAGAATTTAAATAATCAGCTAACACAAATGGCTAGTACAGTTGAGGCAGCATCAGCTCCTCCTAATCACATGCTAGCTTTTATTACACCTGACGAAGCAGGCATTTTAAAACTACTCGGAGGTACTGGTGAAATAACTTCAGCAGGTATTCCTGCATTTCCACCTCAGGGACAATACGGTGCAGGAGGTGGAGGTACTCATAGTAGTCCTAGTGAAGGTGCTGGTGGCTCAGATAGACCTAGAGATCCTAGTAATCCACAAGGTAGTTCAAATATTGATAGTGGTACTACAAGCCCAGACCTAGGTGGTAAAGAAGATAAAGATGATGGATCTAAAAAAGATTATAGTCCAGATACTGACAAGGAAGATTACAGAGAAAGTGTTAAAGAGGCTCATGAAGCAATAGTAGATCGAAAGACTTTAGAATCACTCAAAGACCAAGCCGCAAAAGCAGAAGCAATGGAGAAAGCAACTGTAAGATATGGAGATGGTAAAACTGTTACTAGTAGTGAGGGTGATGTATTTTCAAAGTCAATATTTGACAGAGAAATGCAAGAGCGTGAAGATGAAAAAACGAGACAAAAATATATACAAGATAAATTTGCACAAGATTACTATGATGCATACGAAGGAGAAACATTTGATCAAAGATTTGGAACACCTCAATTTTCAACATTAAATGAATTAGGAGATCCTGTACTTAGTTATGAAGGAGTAGTAAATGAAGAAAACAGAATGCGAGATGAACTTGAAAGACTAACAAATGCAGCTCAGGCTAATGACATAAGTAACGAAGATTTAAATAAGTTAGCAGATCTTAATAAATTCTTTGGTAAAAATCCAACTACAGGTATGGGTATAGTAGAATCATTAGAGTATCAATTTACCAATCCAAAATTTAAGGAAGATCTAACTAAAGCCGCGCCAGTTTTAGGTGCTGCAGCTTTGGTAGGATTTGCTCCTGGAATTGTAAAAAGTATTATGGGTTTAAACAATATGATGAAAATGTTTAGTAAAGAACCTACCACAAGTTTACGTACCACAATTGAAAATCAATTAAAAAAATTAACTGGTAAAGAAAAAAAAGCTTTAGCTAGTACACTACCATCTACTTACAAAGGCTTTGGAATACAAGGTGAGGACAGAGGACAAGGTGGAGACAGAAGAGCTCAGGAAGAAGCTGCAAGAAGAGCGGCTGAAGAAGAGGCGAGAAGAAGAGCAGAGGAAGAAGCAGAGAACAATCGTGAAAGAGATAGGTTTGAAAGATCTTTTGCTAACAGATATTTTGTTGGTCCAGCAAGTCTAGACGAAGTAAGAAAGTATGCAATAACAGACGGCGGATACAGCCAATTAACACCATTCTATGGTAGAGAAAAAGAAACAGTTTAAGGAATAAATTATGGCAACAATATGGGATTATTTAGTAGGCTCCGGTGGTGATCAGACTTTAGGTCAAACACAAACCGCTGAGTCTCCAATGCCTGAATACATTACTGATGCATCAGCTAGGGCAATTGAAGCAGCCAAAGGTATAGCGTCAGAAGATTACACAGCATACGGCGGACCAAGAGTAGCAGGCCTAAGCGAGGCACAACAACGTGCAATAGCTCAACAACAAGGTTATGCAGGACAAGGTGTTGCTGGAGCTAACGTAGGTATTGGTACATTAGGTCAAGCAGGTGGCATGTACGGAACAGCTGGACAACTTGGAGGCACAGCTGGAGGTTATATAGGCGCAGGTATGGGAACTGCAGCAGGGGCACTTGGAACTTTAGGCTCATCATTTGATGCGGCGCAAAGATCTAGAGCTATGGCTCAAGGTGGTTATGATGCTACCCAAGGTACAATGAATATGGCTGGCGGAGCTTATGGTTTAGCTGGTCAAGGGGCAAAAGGCATTACTGGTGCTGAGATTCAAGGCTTTATGAATCCATATGCAACTAACGTTATTGATGCAGCGGCTAGAAAATTTAGAGAAGAAGGTGCTAGACAACAAACTAATTTAGGAGCAAAAGCTGCTATGTCTGGTGGCTTTGGTGGCAGTCGTTCTGCTATATTATCTGGCATGCAACAAAGAACACAAACAGAAGGTATTGGCGATCTATATTCTAAAGGATTATCAAGTGCTTATGAGTCTGCATTATCTGCAGCTCAAGAAGGACGTAAGCGTCAAATTCAAGGAGCACAAGCACAAACGCAAGCAGGTGGTTTAGCTAACCAAGCAACTCTAGCAAGAATACAAGCAGCAGGACAAACAACTGCAGCTGGTAATTTAGCAAGATCAGCAACTGGCGAGATGAGACAACTAGGGGCATTGCAAGGTCAACTAGGCGGACAACAAAGACAGTTAATGGATTCAACTAGGATGTTGGGAGATTCTCAAAGAGGACTTGGTATGGATCAAATTACAGCAGCGCAAAGAAGACAGGCAATTGGACAAGCAGATGTTGCTGGTCAATTAGGTGTGGCTGGATTACAACAAGGTATAGATCAAAAAGCTATGGATGTAGCTTATGCTGACTTCTTAAGAGAACAAAACTATCCTAAAGAACAACTCAACTTCTTAAGTGGAGTCATATCACAACAACCTTATAGTGGTTACAGCACAAGACCAGAAGTATATGATAGTCCAAGTAAGACCTCTAAATATTTAGGATACGCTAGTCAAATAGCAGATATCTACAACATGTTTGGAAAGTAAAGGATAAATTATGGCAACGATGGAAGAATTATTAATGATGGCAACAGATGACAAGGATGCTTATGCGCCTGGATCTGATTTTGCTACATACTTAGAAAGCAATAAAAAAATTATTGATAATAAATTAAAAAACAATGATAAATCATATTTTGTTAATGACAAACAACTAAGTAAATTTATAGACCCTGACACAGCACCTGTTCCTGTTTTAGAACAATTTGCAAAAAATCCTAATTATTCTCCTGAGTCTACAGATTATTCTTTTGGCGATGCACAAATTAAAAGTATACTTTTAAAAAATAGACAGAATAAAAAGAACGAAGCACTAAATAAAGATTTAGATATGATAAAGAAAGTTGCTAAATACAATGCAGACTTAGAAAAAAAATATAAAAAAGAAAATAAAAAAGAAGAGTTTGTACCTAGAGATACTTTGCTTGGTAGAATATTTGACAAAAGAGTTAAACCAGGTGAAGATATATCTAACGCAGATAAAGCTTCAGCTATGCTTAGAAGCATTAGTGACAATTTATTGGAGCGTCGTTTAGTTGGTGGTAAAGAAGGTACTGATACTCTGAGTAGAATCTTAGGACCAAGTGGTGGTATAAGAGAAGGAATGACTGAGATAGAATCTTTAGAATCTGCAGCTCGTGCTAAGAATCTCGAGAATATTTTAACAGATCAAAAGTACAGAAAAGGTGAAGCAGATATTCAAAAAGTAATAGCTGACACAGCATTACAAAACGCAGGCATTAACACTGAGAATATGGATTCTGATACTAAATTTGCTTACTATCAAACTCTTGCTGAATTGGGCACAGAGAATATTGGCACTGCAACGTTCCAAAAGAAACTTCTTGAGAATATGAAAAAACAACAAAGTGTTGAAATTTTAGATAACATAGGTCCTGAATATACTAAAGCTTTAGATTCTTTAAGAACAGAAACTCCTGGAACTCCTGCGTATGATCGTGCTTTAAGAATGCTGCAACTTTATGGACAGTATCTTCCTGGACTAGAAGATATGGCAGAAGGAAAAGACGTACAATCACAAGAAGAATTGTTAAAAGGTTAACAACATAACTAAGAGAGTCCGCTCTCTGAATACTATAAGTAAGGAAACTAACAATGGCTGATGCCAAAAAGACGCCTATGAAAAGGCCAAAAGATATTCGCACAATGTTGGGAGCAATATACAATGCTCGCAATCTTTCCAATTTAGATAAATTTATAAAAGATGTAGCACAAGTAGAAAGCTCTGGTGGTAAAAACATTGTGAGTGATATAAGTTCTGCTCGAGGTATCTATCAATTCCTAACCAAAGGTGAAGGGAATGCATTTCAAACAGGGTTAAATAGAACAGCTACTATGTATAATAGAATGGGTTCTATACCTGATTGGGTTGTAAAAGCTAAGAAACACAACGACCCTAATAAATTGACACCTAAACAACAAGAAGATGTTATGTTGGCTAATTTGTATCAACAAGTTGGAACCGATAAATATTTTAAAGGAGTCTTAGAAGGCAACGAAAAATCTGCAGCACAACTATATGAACAATTTCATCACACATCTAAAGACATCACTAAAGATAAACGTATTTCTAATATATTTGGTATTGAAGCACGTCAAGAAGGGGGGCCGGTTTTGTCTGGCAAACCTTATCTTGTGGGCGAAGATGGTCCTGAGATAATAGTACCTGAACAAAGCGGTACTGTCATTCCTAATAGTTTACTTGGAGATGATGGACAATTTTTAAACTTAAGTGAAAGAGCTGAAGAGGCTGCTGCCAGACTTAAAGCAATGAGCGAAGCACCACCTTCTTCACAGCAACCAGTCCAATCCCAAGGACCATTTGGTTATGACATCAGCCAACTGATAGAACCAAAAGAAAAACGTAAAGTAAAATACATATCTTTTAAAGATGCTAATACTCCTTTAATAGAAGTACCTGCAGAATTTAATGATGATCAAACTAGAGAATATTTAAAATCTCAAGATGCGGCCATGCAAATGGCTAATAAAGGTTACTACTATACCTACGGATTGGAACCAGTCAATGCTAAAGATCCTGATAACTTAGATGACTGGGCTCTTACTTCTGGATTTAAGAAAGGCATAACTAGTGTAAAAAGCATGGGAGCTGGTTTGATAAACGCAGCAGCAGATACATTTGGTAATGAACAATTAGATCAATATACTAAAACATTAATTGACCAATACAACTTAGATCAATCTGCTTACAGATTTAAATACGGGGAGACTACAGACGCGCCATTAGAAGAACGAGTAGTCACATTAGAACAAATGTTAGCAGATGAAAACAAGCTGTCTGCTTTCTTAGAATGGGCTGGTAATACTACAGGCTCAGGTGCTGCTACTATGATACCGGCAATCCTTGCTGGTGTTGCATCTACAGTTACCACTGGTACACCTATACCAGGTATATTTTTAGTTGGTACTTCTATGGGAATAGGAGAAACCCAGATGGAACAGTTAACTAGCCAAGGTTTTGCAAGAGATGGAGATGCTAATGCAGCGTTGTCACTTACTACTGGTCTTGCATATGGTGCAGTGGAATCCTACTTAGGTGCTCCCCGTATTATGTTTGATGCGTTTAACAAGACGTATGGAAAAGCAGTTACTAAAGAAGTACTAAAAGGCATAACTAAAACTAAAGTTAAACAAGGAGTAACTAAACCCTCTTTAGTAAAAGAATTAACAAAAGGCTTTGCTAAGTCTGCAGGCTCAGAAGGTGTCACAGAGGCCATACAAACTGCACTTACTTCAACAGCAGCACAGCTTAATGATGGTGAATCAATATCGGATTTATATACTTCTAAAGAATTTATAAAAGAATTAGGTGAGTCAGCAGCTGCTGGTGCTATGGCTGGGGGTGCAATAGGTGGGGTCATAACTGGTCCAGCTACTTATTTTGGTAATGCTAAACGAGCAAAAGCAGTAGATGGTGCTATTATTTCAGGAGCAAAACTTAATACTGAAGATCCAGAGCTAGCTAAAGCTGGTTTTAAAATGGGTGACCGAGTATTAAAGACTGGTTTAGAAACATATACTACTGCACTAGGTGACAGAGTTCCCACACAATTTACTATTGCTGGTACAGTAATACAAGACACTGGAGCTAAAGCAGTTCAATTGATTTATGAAACTGAAACAGAAGGTAAACCATTTATAGCTAGTGTTCTTATACCTATAGAGCATTTACCAAAATTACAAATGGTTGTAGAAGAAGCAGCAGGAGCTTCAAAAGAAGATATAGATAATAGATTTACTAAACCTACTGAGAGAGATACTGCACGTCAACCAGATGTAAAGTCTATAGCAAAGAAATTAAAGCAACGTGGTTTTAAAAACATAGAAACTTATCTTGGCTTAGAGACAGGACAAACTGCTATTGATGCATTGATAGATGACTACAAGAGTTATAAAGCTGACAATGAAGTTATTCCTTATGAATACAAAGTGTTTGAAAATTCCAAAGGAGAAACTTTAAATGATGAGATGCTTAAAGAAAGAGCAGCAACTATATTAAAAAGAAACAATGCTTTTGAAATATATGATTTCTCACAAAATGAAGGTAATCAAAACACATTAACTGAACGACAAGAAACTGCTTTAGAAAAGCTAGGTTGGTTCAATGAAAACGAAGATGGCAGTCCAGCTATAGGTGCTTCAACTATTGAGCAATTAAAAAAAGATGTTAATATTGAAAAGGGCAACAAAGAAACTAACGGCCTAATTCGTATAAAAGAAATAATTAAAAACGGGGTAAGACACGAACCTAATGCTGTAAGATCAACAACTCTACCACCTACTGCTGCTGAAGCAACACTTACAGGGTTAGAACAAGATTTCCAATACCAAGCCCCCCAAACAAGAACAACGTCAGAGGTTGTAGGGACCGAACAAATTGAAGGGTTAGCAAGATCTAATGATCCAAGAAAAGTTGCTGAAGCTGAAGCATTAACTCAAGAACAAAAGCTATTTAAATTTGATCTTGATAAAAGTAATGAAGAGATTGCTGCCCTTAAAGAAAATAAAAAAGAATTAGATCCTGCAAGTGAAACATACAGACAAGATGTTATTAATTTAAACAGAAGAATAAGAAACTTACAAATAACTAAGTATGAAAGAGCTAGAAGTTCTTCACATCCTCTATCAAGAATATTACGAATTAGAAAACTTGTAGATAGAATGGATAACAATGGTTTTAAAAGAAATATGCTACCTTTCTATAAGTATGGATTAAAGGTTGCTAAACAAGAAAAAGATGCTACAGCAATAGCTGCATACGAAACTTTAATCAGAACATACAAACCTTCAAGAGAACATGTAGTTCCGGATAATAGAATGCGCGGCACTGGTTTTTATTTTAATTACACTTCTGCAGCTATAAAACAGATAGAAGCATTTATATCTGAGATACAGCAACCTGAACTTTCTTTAAGTGAGTACAGATCTTTACCAGAAAACGCTAGACGTGAGTACAGGGAATCAGTAAGACAAGTGAGAAACTTTGAAAGTATGTTGGATGAAATACAAGATGCACGTACAGAACTAAATGAATTGCTAGCAAGTTTTGATGTAGAGCCTATAACTTTTTGGGATAGGTACAAAGGCAAACCTACTACACCAGAGATAAATAAAATTAGTAAAAAGTTATTTGGTTATGAAGAAAAGGTAAGAGAAAAGAAAACAATAACTTATTGGAGTGTGGACGAAAATCCTAACTCAATAGACAGGGGCACATTAACTCAAGAGATGTTAGATGCTTTACCTATCATTAGACAACAAATGCAAAATGAATTAAATAGTTTAGGTCTAGATGCTTTGTCTGTTGATTTATTTAGTAAAGTTCTTAATGCAGAAGGCGCACAATTAAACGGTAAATTTATAGTAGGTGCTAATGCAATTCAAGTTGCACTCAATGCTAATCCTATGGTAGCTGGCAGAAAAGTTGATCCTGCATATTCTAGAAATTTTGTCATGTATCATGAATCAATGCACTACATTCTAGATAACTTAATGACACAAAAAGAAAAACAAGCATTACTTAAAGTGGCAAGAGAAGTTGGAGTAAAAAGATATAACATTAAGAAACGTTACGCAGATTTACCTGGCATGACTGAACAAGGCATGTTGGAAGAAGCTATAGCAGATATGTTTGCTGAGTATATGACTGTTACAAGAAACGGCGCACTGTTTCAGCCTAAGGGTGTTATGGGAAAAGTCTTTGCACGTATTGCTACTTATTTAAAAATGCTGGCTAATGCTTTAGGCTTTAATGGATTTACAGAAAGCAATAAGATATTTGAATCTTTTGACAATGGTGTTTTAAAAGCTAGAAAAGAAATAATAGATCAAGCAGATTTGATGAAACTTGGACCGCTTAACTTAGCACGAGCTGCTAACATATCAGAACAAGATGCTATTAATTTTTTAAATAGAAAAGAAGGATCAACTACAGTTGTAGTTGGTAGTAAAACAGGTGGTGATATTGTACAAAACAAAGCCTTATACAAAGCATGGGAAGAGTATGTTGACGATAAATTGTTTAGAAGAGAGCGATCTTTAGATACTTATAGAGGTGAAGAAGGTGCACTAGTAAAAGATATGTTACAAAAAATATCAGGTTTATTTAAAGGATTAACTAATGTAAGTGGTATTCCAAATCTAGAAGTAGTAGAATCTTACTTACAACAATTAGAAAATATAGATGATAGAACCTTAAATACTATCTTTGCTTACATGCAAAACAATGAAAGCACTATACAAGAAAGTTTACAAAGAAGTCCTGGCGAAAGTTTTCCTGTTTTAAATTTAACTACAATTTTAGAGAACTTCACTCAATCATATGCAATAGCAAGTCAAACAAATGCTCAAATAGAAACATCTAGATTGTTTAGAAACTTACTGTTGAAAGCAGGGGGGCAGTTGGATATACAACCGATTGCACTTTACAGAAATAGACTAGCGCGTATACGTGCAAGCATACCACTTGAATCTGATTTAACTGTAGCAGGTAGTCCAGCCATTGTTTATCACGGTACCAACTCTCCAAGTGCTGCTAATATAAGACGAAAAGGATTTAGAGTAGCTTCTAAAAAATATATAGGAATAGCAGGAAACACTCTAAGTGTACCGTATGATTCTTTTGGTTATCATTTTGGTTCATTTATTCAAGCAGACGAACGTGCAGATACAGTTAATGACGAACTTGGTGGTGGCATGGATACTATAGCTGCTGTATTGTATGTGAAGAATCCTCTTAGAATGAGAGACTTAGGAGATGATTGGGGCACAGATAAATTGCTTAATGCTTTAACAATTAAAACAGATAAAATGGAGTACGGTGATTTCGGGCCTGGTTTATTTGTTGATCAAATATTTACTAAAGAAGAAGCATCTGCTATTCGTAACTTAATAAACAAACAAACTGAAGATAAGCCTTTAAAAGAAAGAGATATTGCGTTTAACGAGTATCTTAAAGTATTAATAAATGCAAAAGGTTATGACGGAATAGTGTACCGTAATAATTATGAAGGCATAGAAGGGCACGATCCTAGAAAAGATTCTTACATTGTGTGGAATAATAATCAATGGCAACAAGTTGATGGCAATGGCAATCCAGACATGCGTGATATAAATTATAATGCATCAGCAGATGGGCCAATCGAGATAGCAATAGCGGATGATTTCTTAAGCACCAATGAAAAAATGAGCAGACAAGATTTTAATGAGCACAATAGAAACATGGATAAAGTTATTAAAGCTACTGAAAAGTTTTCTGCTATGGAAGGTGAGATAAGTTTAACTGACATAAGTTATTTAGGTAAATGGTTTTCAAACTTAAGTACTATTGCTCGTAAGTATGGTGTGGTTTCTACTATGTGGAACAGTATAGATTTTATGCAAAAACTTGCACAAAAATTTCAATCTGAATTTGCAATAGCTACTAAAGATGCTTTCATGATATATGAATTACTAGGTGAAGACGCTGTATTTTTAGACAAAGCATTTTCTATTTCACAATCTTCTCCAGGACAATATCGTCCTGACGCTAATGGTAACATAACATTTGTTGCTCCTGAATCTAAGACATTACATAGAAGAAACGGTGATAGTTATACTATACAAAAAGGTGAGGTTATAACTTTACAAGGAGATGCGGCCAAAGCTTATGAAGATATAATAAAAGCTAATGTTGATGTAATGAAAAAGAATTTAATGATGACTATTAGTGGTCATCATATGGATGATTTTCAACAAGCTCTTTCTTTGTTAGCAACTGCTTATCCAGAAAGTTTAACTGATTTAGGTTTTGATCCAGCAGTTCCTTTAACTCCAGATCAAATCATGAACTTAGAGTATCCACAGATACAAAAAATATATGATTCTCTTAAAGTATTAAACTTTAATTTTAATGAGTTAACTGTATTTGATGAGACTTTAGAATCATCTGGTAGAATACAAGCACTACTTGGTAACGATACTGTAGGGGCAGAGACAAGATTAAGCGATGCTTTAAAAGTTGCTAAACAAACTGCTGAGTTTACAAGATTTGATTACATACCGTTAATGAGATATGGAAACAATGCAGTTACTGTAGTTGATACTACGAAACCTCGTACTAGTAAAGATCGAGTAGTTGCATACGAACTAGTTGAGCCACCATTAACAGAGGACAGACTTAGAGGATATACTACTGCAGGTTTAATAAGACAGATAGAAAGAAAGTTTGCTGATAAATATGCTGATCCTAAGTATGAAATAACAACAGTTAAATTAAACGAAGACATTATTAAAAAGTTTAATGATGAAGCACCTAAAGATTTTTCTGCATTAGAAGCAGTAGCAGCTAGAATGTCTGACAACAAAGGAAAGATGTTTCAAGAACTTCTTAAAGAATTAAACTCTTCAGTAAGTGAGGGCAGAATTGTAGGCTTTAATCAATTTATTACTCCAAGAAGAGAAGTAGGTGGTGTAGATGGATACAGCGGTGACTTCATGAATGGTATTATGGCGTTCGGATTGATGGCTTCTGATTTTGCCGCACGTAATGGTATGTCTAAAGAGGTTGCAAAAAACTATGGTAAGGCAAAAGATTATGCTGATAATCCTAGAAGTCCTAAACCAAAATTAAGAGCAGCTATTACAGGTATGTATGATTACGGTGTAGCTGATGCCCACAACTATGAGTTTTCTGGTATAAGACGTATGGGTTTCTGGTGGTTTTTAGGGGGCAATTTCTCTTCTGGTATTTTACAGACTATGAGTGCAATACAATTTACTGGTCCGATATTATCACAATTTGCAGGAACTTATAAAACGTCAGTACAATTAACTAAAGCATTTCATGAGGCTCGTAAGATGATGACTATTGTTGAGTCAGATTATGGTGACACGTTTATGAATGTAAGCAATGCTCCTAAAGACTTGCAAGCATTAATACAGGAACGATTTAATAATGGAACACTTAGACCTGGACAAGCTGGTTTAGAAAAAGGGCAAGCACCTAATGCTTCTATTATACCAGGCAAACGTGGTGCGGTAAGAAAAGCAGGGAGAGTATTTGAACAAGGAATTATGAGTGGTGTCTTTAATACTTTTGAAACTTTTTCACGTACTGCTGCTTGGATTGCTTCATATAGATTAGCATCAGATCCAGAGATGCTAAGAAAAGCTGATGAATATTATAGTGGATACAATGAAATTTGGAATGCTAGAAAAGCTAGAGAAGGTGGTATTGCAACAGCTGCTATGTTTGCTGACTTAATGATTGATGAAACATTTGGTAACTACAGCAAAACTAATCGTCCTAAAATTATGAGAGGATATGGTTCAATAGCTTTCTTATTCCAAACTTATGTTAATCTAATGCTTGGATTGTTACACAGTTTATTTGTTAAAGGTAACCGAAAAACAGGCGGAGCTATATTTGCTAAAGTAATGTTAATGATGTTTTTAACTGGCGGTGTATTAGGTATACCAGGTGGTGATGATCTTGACAGAGCTAGTGCATTTTTATTAAGACTTGCAGGATTTAATACAGATATAAGAACTGAAATGAGAAACATGTTAACAGAAGTGACAGGACCTAAAACTACTGACTTTATAATGAATGGAATGTTCGAAGCATACATGGGAGTATCTGTACAGCAAAGAATAACTTTAGGAAATTTACCTGGTATGCAACAAGTCTGGTCTATACTAGGCACTGTAGGAATGCCAACAGGTGCTAAACCTTACGAATTATTTGGAGCTCCTGGTGCTATTGCTATTGGTATACCACAACAGATGATTCAAAAGATAGGTCAACAAGGATTTGGACAAGCAGTAAAAGATTTAGATTTTTATATGGCAGCTGCTCCTTCGTTTATTAAAAACTTTTATAGAGGGGCATATAAATATCCGACTGAAGGATATGCGGATACTAGGAAAGGTACATTACTAACAGCAGACTTAACTGTGCCAGAGTTAATCGCACAGTCGTTAGGTTTTGCTTCTAATAAAGTAGCTAAAGAAAGAGAAGCTTTATTCAGAGAAAGAATGATTGATACGAAACATGAAAAAGCACACCGTCAATTTAATGCTAGATATAAAGAAGCATACAGAGATTTATATATGGCAGAGAATATTACATTTGATCCTACTTTAACAGCAGATGCATATAAAAGAATACGTGAAATTAATTTAGACGTTATTAAGTTTAATACTAAGATGGATGGAAAGTATGCCTACCGTCCTGACACAGCTAGACTGTTCGAAGAAGGTAGACAACAAGCTAATCCTAAAGCAAGGATATATAGCTCAGATAAATTAAATATAAAAGAGAAAATGAAAAACAGAGAATCTCTTGGATTAGGTTCTTAAGATTCTTTTTTCTTTTTATCTTCTACAGTTTCGACCTCTTTGTCTTCTGCTTGTAGTGCAGCTAGTTGCGCTCTCAACTGTGTAATAATAACTCTGTAGTTTACTATAGATCTATCTTTATCAGCAAGCTGATTAATTAAATCCTGCATAACTATTTGTTCTTCTGTTATTTTTTCTTCCATGTTAGTCTCCTGGTTGGTTGTTAAAAATTATTTCTTTACTAATGATCCACCAAAGTATAGACCAGTAATTGCCGCCACTAAATTAGTATCGAGTGGTGTAATAACTATACCTCTATGAGCCATAGGTACCCACTGCATAACATCCTTGCCTTCAAGGAATAAAAAGCCAGGTTTAAATTCTAGATAACCTACGATTACTTGTGCTTGTGGGTCTATTAGTGGTAATATTTTTGGGAGAACTATGATAGCAAAGATAGCAGTTAGTGCTATGATTCTTCTAGTCCATTGGAATCCTACGTTCTCATATTCTCTTGCTTCTTTAAATGCCTCAGTCTGTATTTTAGATCTAGCTAAAAGCATTTTTTGTTCAGCTTGTTTAGCTTTTATGTTTTGAGACCATATGCTCATGACTCCACCGAGAACAGTGGAGCCAAGCATGGTAATCATTTCGAATGGAATGCCCATTAGTTTATAATGATTCCTATAATAACCACAATACCTACTGCAATTATAATTTTAACTTTCTTATCAAGACCATTAAACCAGTCTTTAATTAGATTTATTTTTTCCATTTGCTTTCCTTTTCTTTTTAACAACGCCAATAGTTTTATTGTTAAGCATCTTTGCTAATTCTGCAAAACTTATACTTTTTTCTTTTGACATTGATTGTTGATTAGTCCTTGCTTAGTTAAATCTTTTTCCAACTATCAGTTAAAGATTCTTCTTTATCTTCATGTTGACAATTATGACAGCCACAACTAGAACAGCTTGAGCCGTTCGAGCAATGACAACCGTGTTGACAATTTTTACATTGACTCATATTATTTATTCTTAATCATCATTGTATGAACTGTCCCAGTTGTCTTTGGGTTTCTTTATTGTTTCCGGTAGTTTTACTGCATCGCCACCTATTGTTACAGATGGTGCATCAAACTCTGGATAGGGAATATCAAACCCTTTTTTTATTTCTGTCTGTTCGTTGTCTTTCATAAAGTCTCCTATTATACCAAATAAAAGGGGCACTTACAAGGTATTAGTTCCATTGTACCCACTCAGATTTTGGCTTTTTTGCTAGTGTTTGTTCAGAAATTACAGGTAATTGGAAAGTTATACCATACTTAGGGTGTGTAAACCATAAGGCTTGGCGTGGCTCTTCAAAAGAAAACCTGTTACTCATTGCATACTCATCATAACCTTTAAGAGATCCATTAACGATGATACCTTTTAAAGATAAATACTGATGCCAATGTCCCATGATAACATAATCAATCGGCTTCTTGTGTGTAGCATATTCGTTCTTTACCTTAGCAACTCCTCTAGCAATCGGTCCTAACATGCCAACTACTCCACTGCCCCCCTTAACTCCTAGCCTATCACCATGTGTTAATAAATAATTAACATCATATATTTTGTAGTAAGCATCAAAGCCAAAAGGTATTTGAAATTGTACTCTATTGTCTTTAGCATTAGTGTAATGTTTCTCAAGCATAGTGTATAGCATCCAGTCAAAGCTAGTAGCCGCTGCTTGTTTGTGTCTATATTGTCTAAACATTCTGCCGTGATTACCAAAAGCACAAGGTACAAATACTCTACCAAAAGTATCTGCTAATGAATTGATTGCCCATGTTAGATGATCGAACAATTCTAATACGTGCTCAATGTTAGTACCATCATTCGTTTCTGCAAGTTCTTCGTGTATGTGTCCAGATATCATGTCTCCACCTAAACATAGAACAATGCCAGGATACTTAGGATTGACCATGTGATTAGTACATAAATCTATAGTAGATTCTATAGTAGATTTAAGTCTAGCCTTAGCTATAGCTCTATCGTATGAGTTTAAATTGTTAACCTCATCTGGATTAACTACCTCACCCCAATGTAAATCAGATAAGAATAATGTAGGTACACCAGGTGCTCCGTGTGCTGGAGAACTTTTCTTTAACCACTTAGGTGGTTTAGCATTACGATTGTGTAGTTTAAATACTGTCTTTCTTATTTGTTCTGCTGTAATATTATCTAAAGCCAGTTCTTTTACTTGTTTCTTTAGCTCTGATATTTGCATATCATATAGAATCTTTTGCTCTACTAAGGCCGCCGCAGTATCGGGGGCATTTACATTTGGTGCAATGCCTTCTCGTTCTGCTGTATCTAATCTGCCTAGTAATGTAGTACGTGGTATGCCTAAGTTCTTTGCCGCTTCTGCTTTATTACCTTTGGCTAGCACTACTGCATTAACTGCTTCTTGTATTTTGTCTATCATATATGTTCTCCTATATTATTTTTTAGCATCAGAATCATTTACTATTCTGTCGAAACAATCTACAACCGCACCTTCTGGTGCACTTTTTAAAGTTCCGTCTTCATGATACGCAGGTGCTATAACTCTGTATACCATTTCTTGTGGAGGGTCAGATGGTATAAATACACCAGACCATTCTCCAGTTCTTTCGTAGCGTCTTATCTCAGCTAGATCGCTCTTCGCATCTAAGTAAGTTCTATAATGTTGTGCGTGATCTTTGTCTCTCTGTCCTAACCTGCGTGACAACCTGTAAGCAACAGACATAGCTTCTGTTTTATCCTTCTTCCATTTGTCCAATGTTTCTTGATCCACTTTTTCTGGCGGCTTACTTGATGATGGGTAGTTCGGGTGGTACTTCATATGTTCTCCTGTAAAAGCTAGGGGCAAACCAAAATTATTACATTTCAATTCGCCCCTTGTGCCCCCCTAATTGCATATTATACACTAGGAGGGGCGTTAAGTCAAGGGTTAATTTGACGATATGTCAACTATTTCACATACTCCAGAACTGCAGGCTAACTCCTGTGATCCCGTTGTATTGTCTTCCTCTTCATAGTTGCTTAGTTCTGCCCAATCTATATTTTGTGGCATCGATTTAATTGCTTCAAGATATTCCTCTCTATTAATATCTTGGTATGGTGCTTGTTGATAAACGTGTTCAGAATGTGGCAAGAAACTAACACCAGATATCTCATCAAAATATTTGTATACCCAAGCGCCTACATCTAACCACTCATGTTCTCTCACTGATACTGTGCACGAAGGTTTGTGTTCACACCAATATCTTTGATACATTAGCCACGTTTCTAATTGATCGATAGCTGTTAAATCATTTCTAGTTATACAACCATCTGGTGCTTTCATAGGAAAAGAAAACACAACTACTGAATCTGGTTTAGTTATATCTGGTTCATGTGGCATACCTTTCTCAATCATTAAGGTTGTTAAAGGATCTTTCTTATCGCCACGTACTGTACGTATATAGTATTGACTGTGTCTGCTATGAATACCAGAAGCACTATCAACTAATTGACTAACAGTACCAGATGGTTTAACACAAGTGATGGCTGTAGATTGTGGTATGCCTAACTTCTTAGCAAACTCTTTATTAGTATCAACTGCTTCTTTGCGTAGACGCATCAAGAATTCTTTCTTAGGATTACTAGTAAGTTGATTGTCCATAATACCTGTTAGTGATACACCTAACAATCTTTCTTCCTCTGTATTCTGTATCCATTGTTTACGTAGATATTTAAAATCAGTAAAGGTAGATTGAAATGTGCCAAGTATAGTTGCGGCTCTTACTTTAGCTAAGAGATCTTTCTCACTATCAGTTGCACGGATAACTACCTCTGTAAGATTACAGAATTGATATGGTCGTAGTATAATTTCTGAGCAAGGGTTAGTACCAAAGTCCCATTCAATATCTCTTCTACCATTCTCAGATGCTTTATTTTTGGCGGCTTGCCTATTAAAAATGCCCCGCTCACCAGACTTAGAATCATATAAACTCTTCCACTCATTAATAAATACTGACATATCTGGCTTAGAAGTATAGGCCGCTGAGTTATTAGAGAGGGCACGTTGGCCTTCATCTATCCACCATTGACCAGTCTTAGCTCCGCGCATTCGATCATCTTGTAAGTTACTAAGAGATATTAAAGCAGATCTTCTTACGCCCCCTACTACTACAACCTCACCTACCTTACAAACAACATCATGACATTCTAAAGAGTTAAGTCTTCTACCTATTGCATTCTTAAATGTTTTAATTGTAAACTCAAATAAATTTATTAAAGGTTGAGGACCACTAGCTCTGCCCCCAAAAGTTTTTAGTCTAGAACCAGCAGGGCGTACACGAGATACATCTATCTTTGGAATTTGTCCAGAGTATAACATAGCAATCAGTTCTCTAAACGATCTTGCCCAACCTGCTTTACTATCTTGTACTACAATTATTGTATCACTCTCTTCAAACTCTTCTGCAATAGTGGGCAACTTCTCTATGTTGCTACGCTCTACTGAAAAGCCTACACCTGTACCACATAAAAGAATATACATAACTTCATCAAAAGATCTAACATGATCTATTGGAATGTAACTACAATTATATCCAGCAGTGTGGTCTCTATCTAATGCAGGCCCAGCAGTCATCAATGCTCTCATTGACGGCATGACTTGTAATGATAATATGGAGTTGGTTAGTTCTGATTTTATTTTAGAATTTAATTTATACTTAAAGTTATTGTCTAAGTTATCTGCTACAAAATCTACATAACGAGTCACAGTTTCTGGCCACGACTCTCTTCTCTTTTCATCATCTATAAAACGTGCATACCTAGAGGTATGTATAAATTGTTGGTATTCAGTAGGCAGATAATTATTGGTCATTAGAGTTCCTCTAGTTAGATTGTGTTAATGTGATGAAAGTACATTATAACATATTGGTGAAGATCTGTCCACAACATTATGCAAATGTCCTTAAATATAATGTAGATAAGTCTTGCTTATAGATGTCATCTAGCTCATCTATAATAACTCCTTTTGTTTTAGGATTTAAAAACTTACATACTTGTACCATTATTATATTAGTATCTGGATATAGGTGTTGTACTATAGGCCTATATAGATAACGAAGCTGTACCTCTGCTACTTTTCTAGATTTTAATTTACATTCTAATATAATCAAATCCTTTACATCTCCATGTGGTAAAATTAATATGTCAGATTGGCAGTAACCTACTCCTCTTCTGTCTTCATACTGATACCATTGTCCATGCAATACATTCTCCGCACCATAGATAGCTTTCATATAGTTAGCTACTCTGTTTTCATAAAGTACGCCAGCTCTCTTCACGCCTGTTAACCTTGGAGAGGGTATGAACACAGGACGTTCATCGAGAGCTTTCGCCCATCGCAACTTACTGATTACTAAGCGTCTTTTCGACATGGAAAAACCACATTCCCTTCGACTTTTATATAACCAGAATCTTCCATAGCCTTGATGGTTTGTTCTAACTCACCAGGATTTGGAATCTTTCGTAGCAATTCTCTTTTAAATAATTTCAAAAGCATATGACTTCTGCCATTATTAAATAGTGTACCATGTAACCACGTTACCATATCATGTGCAATACGGCCTGTTCTTCCCATACCAAAACCTTCTAAAGCTTTAGGCATTTGTTTCTCTGCCGCAAATAATAATTCTTTTGTAAACTCCCAGTCTTCTAACATAATCTTACGAGTGCTTCTACGTGAAGCAGATACTGCAATAGCAATCTTAATGAAGTGAGATACTCTACGTTGCACATACTCTGATAGATGATTATCAGTAGGCTCTGGTGGTATACCAGCCTTGATGTCTTCATCAACAATCTTAAATGCATCTTCATCAAAAGTCATTGGCCCATACATCTTAGCTATGTCTGCTAAATCCTCACGCAAATTATTGACTGTATTGTCGCTAACTCTTTCTTGTACTAATGATTGAGGTATGCGATCACCATCATAATAGATAGGCAACATACGAGATAACAGTCCTTGAGATCGTGCATCTTCTGGTAAATTATCTACAAATTGTTCTGGTGTAGCACAAGCTAGCCAATTAAGACAAGGCCCTTTAATTATGTATTCGCCAGATGTCTTAGTCTTGTGGCTGTACTCAGCCTTAGAATCCCACATATCTGTCATAAACATTTGCAGATATCTTTCATGTCTGCCCATAAATGTACCAAACTCTGATGTTACTAAAGTCACAGATGAATCATAGAACTCATCCATTGCAGGAGTAGATAGACGCAGATCCAATCTAGTAATCTTAGTCATGTCTACTGCTAATTTTTCTGGTGTGATTCTATCTTGTACTACATACAAAGGATAATTACGTAAGCCATACTGATCTAATCCAGAGTTAAAGTTCTGATCATCTTCAGTAGTACCTACTGGTGTCGTTAGTCTGCTGAATACTTTTGTGAATGGTAAAATCAAACTTACTGACTTGTTTCTACCAGGTGGTGCAATTAAAACTATAAAGTTATTAGATCTAATATCATAGTTAGCCATTGAGTACCACACACGTCTACCCATGGCTCCAGCTACAGCACTCAATGCACTCCACTGTGCAAAAGGTTTAGGTATTGGACTGCCTTTGATAGCATCTGCTGATGCTTGTATAAAGTCTGTATAGTTTCTACTCATGTGGTTTCCATTTCTTCATGTTCTTCCAATCGAGACCTGTCTCACAATCAGAAGGAATTATCATTTCTCTGCCGCCTACTTGCATGGGATTTTTCATGCGCTCTAATATCTTAGGAATGATATCAGCTTCTGTGCCAATAGGAAACTGCCCCAAAATAGCATCATGTACTTGTCCTAATACTTCAACGCCTTCATCTTTTAATTCATTCCACACACGATACAATCCTATGTTTAATAAATCCCCAATGGTAGACTGTGGTACATACGCAATAGCTTTACGTAATGTTGTGGCATCATCTAGTCTGCCCCAAAATTGTCTACGTCTACCTAATGGAGTTGTAAGTGTGCCCTCTAATTGCAACTGCTTCGCAGTCTCATCATGCCACTTACGTATGCCTGGAAACGCTCCTTGTATTCTGACTAAGGAAGATGGGCCAGTCCCTATAATCGTGCCCCCATCAATTAGTTCTTGGAAACCACCTTCCTTATCTTGTTTGTGCCATCTCTCCAGTGATGACAACGCAATCACTCCACCATAGTAAAGTAATTGAAACCTCGTTGCGTGTGAGATCTTTATCTTTAGATGTCTACCTAAAGATGTAGCTGATAGACCATAGTTAGTTCCATGACCTGCTCGCTTACACATATCTCTGTAGCTAAAGTGTCCAATGTAAGGACGATCTGCTAGCTCTCTGTTCTGTGCAAGATCAGAAGACCAACCCATATTAGGCCATACCATTTTAACTACTTGGGTATGTAAGTCCTCACCTTCACACGCATTAATGTATCCCTCATCTCCAGCAACGTAAGCTGTAACCCTAGACTCCGCCTGTTCTAAGTCAGCATAAAATAATACATTGCCTTCATCGGGTACAAATATTTCGCGCATATCTTTTGTAATATTCTGTAGATTAGTTCCTGTACCCCAAGGACTTTCTGAACTTGCCCATCTACCTGTCTCTGTGCCTGCGACTTTAAATGATGTACGCAATCTGCCATCATCATCTCGATCACAGTTTAGAATATTTAATTGTTTATCTATATCTCTTAAAGATAAGATAGCATTACAGAAAGGACGAGCACGTGGATATTCTTTACGTAAATGTTCTAGTGCTTCCTTATCTGTTGATACTTTTTGTTTACCTTTAGTGTATGCAATTACTGGTGGTAAGTTAAGCCACTCATATAAAAAACTTTTTAATTGTACAGGACTATTGTGATTAAGATCTTTATCCCATACTGCATTAGCAAATAAGTTTAACATGCGCTCAACCATAACTCTATTCTTGACAAGGGGGGCGCGGATTACTCCTGCCTTCATCTCATCAACCTTTAGTCCACGCAACATCATACTGAGTGCAGGCTTTAAACTGTTAAGTTCGAACTGATATGTATTCTTAGTTGTATCGTCTAATTCTTTTGATAGCTTTGACCATATCTCACTAGTGAGTGAGCAGTCTAGTCCGCAATATACCCAAAGAGTTTGTTCCTTATTTAACTCTTGAGTTGCTATCTCCGTGTTCTTGATTATCCTCATCATCCCTCTCCTGTGTGGTTTCAATAAGTTTGTTAATAAACCATTTAGCTTTTTCTAAATCTTGTATTGGTTTCTTCTTGTGTTCATAACGCCATAAGTATTTCATGGCTGATCCTTGTAAGTAATATTTAAATCCATCTCCTTGACAAGCCTTAATTGCATCGATGCAACCTATGTCTCCCTTGTTGTAATGAGACGGAAAGTTTACTGGGTCTTCGTTTCTTTTTGCTTTTATCTTTTTAACTAGTTTAGTCATTTCTTTTACGCTTGTCATTTGATACCCCCATTATATAAAAAAATTCTTCTCTCGATTTCTTTGCATCTAACATAGCAAAGTCACATATTAATTCAAAATCTTCTTCATCATTAAACAACCACTCGATTGCGTCTTCTCTAAACTTTATATACTCTTTATCTACACCAGTGTACGCAATGTCTTGCATAGCTTGATCAAGTACTGAACGCCACAATACTACTTCATTCTCTATCGGAATGTACTCTTCCTCTAACGGCTTTGCCGCAAAGTATTGGGGACGTTTCATAAAAGTTTATTCCTCTGCTTTGGTACTCTTAGAAAAACTTGTAAGGTTTTTCCATGCTCCCTCATTAGTGTAGATAGATCCCAAGAACCCTAATCCTTTTTCCATTTCTGGCTGGAGAGAATGTTGTGCATGCATGGTGTCATGTACAGTTCCTGCTACATCTATTCCGTATTTATAACTCAACCAAGACACATCATAAGTTTGATTCTGTGCTACCTTAGTTATCTTTTCATCTTGTAATAAGCTAGCTATCTCTTTCCAGATAGTTATCTCTGTAGTGTAATCGTAGAATGCTTGAGACTTTTTTGTAATGTCTCTGAATGGTACAACCATTGATCGTTTAGGTGATGGTGCAAATCCTATGCAAGTTATCTCACCACTCGCTGTCTCAATATCAAATGATAAAGGATTGTCCTCACTGTTTTCTTCTCTGCATTCTTTAAAGAATTGCACAACCTCTTCGTAAGTAGGCTCTATGTATATCTCTCTTTCAGTATTTTCTATATCCCTGGTTGTAGATTCTTGTACTGCTTTCTTTAAATCACTTACTACTGTAGGTCTGAATGAATAGTTTTTAAGAACTGCAAACGGACTGTATGTTGGCATGATCTTGTATGGTCTGTGCAAGTTACCTACGTTTGAATATGTTAATGCTCCTCTATAAGATCCTATCTTATCTATGTTTGTTAATGCCCACAGACCCAAGCCTCCCATAGTAATTATAATATTAGGATTGAAGTCGTTGATCTCTTTGTATAGTCTTTTAATATCTTGTTCATAGTCTTGTTTTAAAAATCCGTATTGAGAAGGAGAATAGTTTGACTGCCACTCCCCTTCTTTCTTGATAGCCTTATACTCATTCCTCTTATGGAAAAAGAACTGAGCATTTTCTTGTGCTGGCTTCAGTTGAAATGCATGAGTGAGCATAACAGATTGTGCGTCTATGCCTGCGAGTGCGCACATGGGATTCAATACTTGCTGTATGCCTCCTGTATTTATTTTGTTAAGTCTAGATTCGGTAGTCGTAGGATATTCTAAAACTATGCAAATAGAATTCCCAGAATCTGGAATCTGTGACTCAACCCGCTTATGTACTGCGTACTCACTCATGCTATCACAAACTACTTATTAATAATCTTTTTAATAGAAGCTTGTAATATGTCTTTGTTCTTACCAACCATCTCGTGTTTCACAACACCAGAAAAAGACTGGCCGATTGCTTGTTCAAGCAACTCTCCAAAAGATTGATCCTGGTCCATCTCTAAAGCATCTGTTAAGAAGCTCTTCAAAGACATCGCTGGATTCTTTTGTTTCATAGCATTAGGTGTTGCCCAATACTCTAGTCTTGTTGGTTCTGCATTAGCTATATCAGCCGCATCCAAATCTGATTGAATAACTCCTGTAGCTTTTACATTTATCTTCACTAACGGAGTTTGGTTCTCACCTACTCTGTCTGAACGATAGCTAGTAATTACAAAATCGTAACTACCCTCTGGTAAAGTAACCGTTTGTGGTACTTCATTTGGTGACATACTTAAAAAGTCACCCACGTCTGATCCTGTCATGGTATATACCTCCTATTTTGACATTGGTTTTGACAACTTCTTCTTCGCATTCCCTTGAATTGCATCAAACAATTTCGCAAGATCAAGCTCTGTGTTAGGTTCTAATATATCTAACGCAGGAACTTTAAGATCCATTCGATGATCTGATACAGTTCTTAGAGAACGTTCTGTGCCTTTGCTTGAACTCTTAGTGTCCACTCTACAAACACAGTTAAAGTATCGACCCAATTTTGTAGATAGCTTTGAGCCGACACTAGTTGGATATGATTTACTCACACCCAAATCCCCTTCCATGTATTGCATGTGCGTTGTCACCACTACATTACACGGAACTTCTGAACCAGTTATATATTGTATGAGGTGTTGCACATCTCGTGCCGCTGTTCCCCACTCTGGTTGAGATGGTTGTTCGGTTGGTTTCTTATTGTTGAATACTAATGCACTACGCAATGCTGACTCACCCATAAGAGTGAGACTATCGATTACAAGTACATCGTCCTTAGTCCAAGTCTTTACTGAACCAAAGTCTTCGTCTCCATCTTTCCAATTAGCAATTAAATTTGCCCCCTTACGAAAGGCTTCCGCCTTACCGATTGGATCTTTAAGGGTTACATACGATACACGACTGACTCCTTCTGGAGTTAGCAGGTCTGGTAATATAGAAAGACCATCATCGTAATCAAGTATACGAAGATTCTTCCCAGCATTAGCTAATGAAGCTAGTGCCGCAGTCTTACCAGATCCACTATCGCCTACCAGTAATAGTTTAGTTACATCTGTTGATGCATGTTCTTTAATGCTTGCCATATTTATCTCCTGTGTTTGCATTATAACAAATTAATATCAATCCGTCAACAACTTTCTTTCCAAGAACCATCAGTATTGTATCCTGTTGGTAGCTCATTAGTTTTCTTAAACGCATTGATTGTTTTAGTTATATGATAACCTTCTTCAGTTTTCATACTCATAAACCTGTTAAGATGTTCGTTGTTTGGATCTAGTTTAAATAGTTCTATCGAT